AATCCAAACAGTCGAAAGATGTGGTTTTGCCTATATCCGACGCACGTGGCTTACGTGATGAAGTGACCAAACTACTATCAGACCTACACGAGCTATCACAAACCGACAAAAGTACTGTAAATGACGAAGTTATACAGGTAGAGATTAAAGGCGGCTCGTTTAAATGAGTAGAACACAACCAAATGTACTAGTAGAGTACGTAGACAAGAAGACCTATAAGTGCGACCAGATTGTAGAAGCTGCTGGCATTTGGGCGGTGTTCTATGACGATCAGCCAATCAACTTGAAATCTTCACATTACTTAGCTAATGATGTTGCTCCAAAGTACAAGAAAACAAGCTTTTCAAATCCAGGTCATGCTAGAAATCTGTGCAGAAAATTGAACGCACAATTCAAGACTGATAAGTTTACCGTCGTGTTTATGAACAGCGGTAGAACGGTCTACCCCGATGACTTATCCCAAGACCAAAATTGAAATAGTAAAACTAATACTAAATGAAGCTAAGGACGATCCAGATTTTCCTTGGAAAGATGTTGCACCAGATAAGTTAGTATTTGATTGGTTTGTTACAGGTAGAGTTGGATCCGGATTACGACTTACTGATGTTGGTATGGTTGCATTTGATAAAGCTAAGATAGCGTATTATGACTTCAACTTTACTCCTCCCAAAGGCACTACAGGGGGAAGTAGTTGGGGGAAGTATACATTGATGCTTGACAAAAAGGTCAAATGTCCATACTATATCGGTGTTAAACTTCTTGACAATGGCAAGAAACAACCGTATATTAAACTATACGACCATAGAATAGCGATGATGATGACACTATACGGTGACTTTCAAAGCTACTTAGATTCGGTTAAATAGTTATTGTTTATGTTCGCACTTGCAGCATAAATAAAATGCTTAGTTAAACGCTAAGACACACAACACACACAGGAGAAAAATTATGAAGAATATTGCAATTAGCCTTTTAGCGGCTCTCACACTCTCGACCCCAGCACTTGCATGGAAGAACGAATTGTTCACTAAGCTTGACGCAGACACTAGCGGCGAAATCACACTTACTGAATTGACTGGCGCTGGTTGCCGCACTCAACCTAAGTTCTTTAGCTATGCCGATAAGGATAACAGCAAGGGTCTTAGCAAGGCTGAATATTTCAGCAGCCGAGACCTTCTCGGTCGTTGCAAATAAGGAGTAGGTGATATGTGGTCTACACTAGTCAATAATACCGTTGACGCCATCCAAACTTCAAAGAAGATTTTCGTAGACACTTTCGTTAAGCACGAAGGTCTAGCAAAATCATTAAATGAGTTTGTAGATGCCCAAACCAACTATACAAAGCAAGCAATCGATGCTAGTATTAAAACTAGCACTGAGGTGTATAACACTGTCTCTGACAAAACGTTTTACACTGATACCGCAAAGTCTATGCAGGAATCTGCAAAGGCTTTTTACACACAGAAGAAGAAAGAAAAGTAATGACTAATAAATCACTATATGCGGCGCGGGCTGGTTTCATGGCTACAATGTCAGCAATGCTAGTTCTAACCTACGTTTTTATCGTAACTATTTTGTAATAGGAGTTGTACAATGAGCGACAGTAAAATTCCAGGACTTCCTGAGATTAAGTTCAATAAGAATGGATATGAAATCCGTTCTGATATTTTGGGCCTAGCTGAAAAGCTGGTCATTGAAGAATATAAAGCCAAGTTACTTGGCTGGGAAGTTTCTCAAACAAAAGACGAGGAAGGCAAGATTGTTACTAAGGTATCTGCTCCTGAATTCCCCGGACTTGAAAAGGTCCTTGAGACCGCTCAAAAGATGTACGATTTCGTAAATAACAACCCTAAGAAGTAAAAAACGGTTGACAAATGATCTCCTTGGAGCTATAGTCATAATATAGCTTCTAAGGAGATTATTTATGGGTAACGAAGATTTTGTCAGCTATGTACTTGAATTCTACAACGGTGTTGATGGTATCTATAAGGATGTAGATGCAACTTCTGCCGAAGTCGTAGCAGCTACCCGCAAGCTTGAAAAGATGTATCGCAGTCACGGTGAAGAGCCTGTGTATGACAGCATTGACCGTGAGCGTGTTCGTGACTTCATCCTAGAAGGTCGCAAGTAATGGAATTTATATTCATGTTTTTGCTAGGATTCGTTGCAGTGATTGTAGGAGTTTTTTACTTCCTACTAGCACTCTTCACCATGCTGCTCCCTATCATCTTTTGGGTTTTTCTGATTTGGTTGGTTATTCGCATAATTAAGAAATATACCTAAAAAAACGGTTGACAACAGTTACCCGTTTTGCTATAGTGAATATATAGCAAGGAGATACTAAATGGCTCGTTACATTCGTCCGTCATACAACACTGCTGATGTTTTTGCTGCTGCTGCCGCGGCTCATCGTGTTAACGGTGGCTATCTCAAATATACTGAAACGAATGACGAAGCTGGTACTAGCAAGATTGCTAACAAGATTCTTATCCGTCAGTTTCTTGACGGTGATTTTGATATCCGTGAGCAAGATCGTGAAGTAGGCGAAAAGGTGATGCAGCATTGCCGCAGTCTTACTTTCAAGTTGCTGACTGACAAGCGCCTTAGTGACTTTGAACAGAATATGCTTTCTATTGTAGAAAAGGAAACAGTCGGTAGCAACTTTGATATTGCTATCGTTTCCTCACTTCCTGCTGCATATGAGCGTACACAAATCCGTAATACGGTTGAAGTTCGGTTGCGTGAAACTGAATGTCTTGATGGACTGGTAGGTGATAAGGTAGCTATTTCGGCAGAAGTCGTAAAGTGCTATTTCAGTGATACCTGGGGTACCCATTTCGTAACTGTTATCACAGAAGATAACAAGCAGGTGTTCTTTGCATATCGTAATAAGTTGGAAGTTGGTTCCAACTTTACTGCCGAGGGTAAAATCAAATCGCAGCGTGATAATTCTACCCAGCTTAACTATGTGAAGATGATTTAACTTGACATTCACCCTTTAATGTAGTATAACAAGACTATGAGCGCAAGTTTTATCACACAACTAAACGAAGACAACGGACGCCTGCATAAGGAAGATGTTGTCAGACAAGCACTAACCGCTGCTAAACTCGGCAATACAGTGTCTATCAATTTTTTGCAGGGTCTTAAGTTCTGCTACAATCCATATGTCACATTCGGTGTCAAGCAGATTCCTGAGAGTATCGGAATCGTTGATGCTGAAAATCCATATGATGAGTTTTTTGAACTGTTAGGCAGTCTTTGGCGCCGAGAACTTACGGGCCATGATGCTCGTGACGCTATCAGCGAAATGTCCGAACGATTTGATAGTGAAGAATGGAACCTGTTCCTAGCCCCTATCCTTCGGCGTGATATGCGTAGCGGTATTAGTTCTACTACGGTGAACAAGATTTGCAAGGGTACCGAGTGGGAGATTCCTATCTTCACTTGCCAGCTTGCTACTAACAGCGAGGGGCGCCCTGAAATGAAGGGTACTAAGCGTCTTGAGCCTAAGCTTGATGGCGTTCGTGTATTGATGATGGTTATTCCGTATGCTTCGCATCTTTACCGCCCTAACAGAGTTGCCGATATTGTGTGCTATAGCCGCAATGGTAAGGTGTTTGAGAACTTCGAACACATTGAAAAGCAGGTTGAGGTTAATATCAACGAAATCATTGCGGCGGCTGGCAAGGTCAATGGCCTGTCTACTGGTCTTCTCAAAAAAGGCTTCATGCTTGATGGTGAAGTAGTTGGTAACAGCTTCCAAGAACTGATGCGTCAGGCCCGCCGCAAAGAAAACGTATCTGCTGATGATAGCGTATTCCATGTGTTTGACATTCTTCCTATTGATGATTTCAAGCGTGGTCATTGGAACGCACAGCTTAGCAAGCGTATTGGTTTGCTTACTGCAATGCAGAATGCATTTGACAAGATGCCTAATATGGAGCTTCGTTGACCTTGAAGTTATCGGACTTGAGGAAGGTACCGGTCGTAACAAGGGTCGTTTGGGTGCGTTGGTCTGCAATGGCGGTGAAGGTGGTAAAGAGATTACTGTCAATGCTGGCAGTGGATTCAGTGACGCAGAACGTGACAGTCTGTGGGAAGACCGTAACTTAATCTTTGGTCGCACAGTTGAGATTATGGCTGACGCTATTACACAGAACCAAGATGGTACATATTCGTTGCGCTTTCCGCGCTTCGTTAGATTTAGGGATGATAAAGCATGAACATTAAATATAAAGCATTTTTAATCACTGTAGCTGGATTGTTTGGGTTGTTTGCTACATTGTTTACTATTGTACAGTTCCCAGCGGTACTGTTTTTTATTTTTATCGGTGGAACAGTATTCCTTGTGTATAAGGCAGTATTGAACTATCTTGAACATGAAGAAAAGAGAAAATCACGATGAGTGACTTAGGAATTATTTTTGAAGAACCTCCGCAGCGTTGCGAAGGTTGTGGCATTATTGCAGAAACTCGCCCATATGGACTCAACCACGAAGAAGTATGTTTTGAATGTGCAATGAAGGATGAAGCATTGACTGAAATCCGTATGAAAGAACTATTGTTTGGAGAAGAAGAATGAAGATTATTAAGAACGAAGAACATAAGCTTACCCGTAGCTTCACGTATGATATTCCAGATGAAATAATTGAAGGGGCGTTTGGTTCTATCCAGCGTTTTAAAGAAATCGTAAGTCATAACACTAGTGGTTGGGATAACGAACCAGAAGGTGAAGAACCAACTGATGAAGAAGCTGACCTTTTCTATGACTTCTTTGCTGATTATGACTATGAATTAGAAGACGATATTTGGACTGACCGCAAAGGCGGGTATGAAACCAGTTATGAATTAGGCGATGAATAATGGACCCGTATGATGAAGATTATGATCCAGTAAAAGATACTGCTGAATGGGCTGAAAAGCTGCTAGGTAAAATTCATGTCTTCGAAGACGGTGATAGAATAGAAGTTGTTCAAGTAAAGAGGCGTGATACAGGCCCTTGGATTACGTATCATACATATCAGGGACCGGGAATCCCCCGTAAGATGGTCATGATGGCTGATGAGTTTCACGTTACCTATGGACACTTATTTGGGTTGAGAGTCATAGAAGACTAAATAATAGATGCTTTTAAGAAAAATATTTAGTTTTCCAACACTAACTCTCATTGTAGCACTAACGCTTAGTGCCATTGCCGCTTGGTATTCTATCCTAGGCTTGACTGCAATCTTTGCGGCTGCTGTTATCCCAATCATTATCATGGGCGGTTCATTAGAAGTTGCTAAGGTTGTAACTACTGTTTGGTTGCATAGATATTGGGATAGAGCAGGATGGCTACTAAAAATGTATCTTATTCCTGCGGTCGTTGCTCTTGCTTTCTTAACAAGCATGGGCATCTTTGGTTTCCTAAGTAAGGCGCACAGTGATCAAGAATTAGTAAGTGGTGATGTCGGTGCTAAGGTTGCTGTTTATGATGAAAAAATTAAGACTGCAAGAGATAACATTGACGCTAATCGCAAAGCATTACAACAAATGGATGCGCAAGTTGACCAGTTGCTCGGTCGTACTACAGACGATAAAGGTGCTAATCGTGCTGTCCAAGTTCGTAGACAACAAAGAGCAGAACGTAATAGATTACAGAATGAAATTGCTGCTGACCAAGAAGTCATAGGTAAACTGAACGAGGAAGCTGCTCCTATTCGTGCGCAAATTCGTAAGGTTGAAGCGGAAGTCGGACCCATCAAGTATATCGCTGCGTTGATTTATGGCGACCAAGTACAAGACGATACTACTACGTTAGAGAAGGCTGTTCGCTGGGTTATTATTCTTATCGTATTTGTATTTGACCCTCTAGCACTATCATTGGTTATTGCTGCACAGCATAGCTATAGATGGTTAGATGATGATTTGCGTAATCGCAAGAAAAAAGACGAGGACAATCCTAAAGAAGAAGAAGAAATCGAAAAGCTTCTAGAAGAAAATTTGGATGATATCCTCAACTCTACGGAGTACGTAGAAGATCCGAAGGAGGACGAAAATGTTTCAGAACCTAGTCAACCAGATATTATTCAACCAGATGTTGTGGTACGAGAAGATGTACTTGAAGCACCTACTCCCGATGCAGTTCCGTCAGGGAGCAGCGTGGAACAAAGTGAAACAAGAGAAAGCAGAAGCAGAGAAGAGCCTGCAGCCGTAATAAAAACTGAAGGTGTAACTCTGCAAGAGTCTGACGGCGGCTATGTGAGCTTTGAAGGCAAGAGCGTTAGTAAGAGCGCATTACAAGGTATACGACCTGACTTATTCTTGCAAGTAGATTCTGGAAATCAATCTAGTACTAATTTTGGAACTAGTTTTCCAAGATTTTCTAAGAAGGGTGATATCTTTGTTCGGGTAGATACATTACCCAACCGCGTATATAAGTTTAGCGGAAGCAAATGGATTGAGATTAACAAACAGCAAACTGACTCTTATCTCTATGACGAGGAATATATCAAATACTTAATCAACCAAATTGATTTAGGTAATTATGATATCGATCTACTAGCAGAAAATGAACGACTACAGATCGAAGACTACCTCAGCAAAAACAAATAAGCTGTAGCCAGCACAGAAAGATAAGTAAAAGTATATGTCGGACAAGAAGTTACATCACTGTTCCTTTTGTGGAAGCTCTAAAGATAAAGTAAAAAAGCTAATCGTAGGCGAAGACGTTGCCATTTGCAGCGAATGCATAGAGTTATGCAACCAACTCATTGTAAATGAGCATCTAACCGACACCGTAAAAGAACATGATTCTGCTAACTTTGATGCGTATAGCATTAAAGATCACCTAGACAAATTGGTTATTGGACAAGACCAAGCTAAAATTGTATTGAGTGTAGCTATTAGCAACCACTACAAGAGAATCAATAATCCTCCAGCAGATTTAGAAATCCAAAAGGGTAACGTATTGCTTATTGGTCCTACTGGATCCGGTAAAACCCTACTCGCTAAATCAGTAGCCAAATATCTTAATGTTCCCTTTGTTGTGGCAGATGCTACTAACTTAACAGAAGCCGGATATGTCGGAGAAGACGTTGAAAGTATGGTTGGTATGCTACTTGCACTTGCTGACAATGACGTTAGCAAAGCAGAGCGAGGAATCGTGTTTATCGATGAAATTGATAAGATTGCTCGTAAAAGCGAATCTACTAGCATTACTCGTGATGTTTCAGGTGAGGGCGTTCAACAAGCACTACTCAAGCTGGTCGAAGGTACCAAGTGCCGTGTTAGTCCAGTAGGTAAGCGCAAACATCCTCAGGGTGAAACTGTAGAGGTCGATACTAAAAACATATTGTTTATTGCTGGTGGTGCGTTCGTTGGATTAGAAAGTGTCATTAAGACTAGAACACAAGGTACTACAATTGGATTTGGTGCAGAGGTAAAGAGTAAGGATGCAAGTCAGGATTTATCTGAGGTATCTCCCGACGACCTTACACGATTCGGAATGATTCCAGAATTTATTGGTCGATTTACGACGACCTGCACACTAGAAGAATTGACACTAGAGCAGCTTATTAGCGTCTTGACCAACATCAAGAACAGCTTTATTGAACAATACAAGTATTTGTTTAGCATCGATGATATAGTATTAGAGTTTACCGACAGTGCTATCAAAAAGATTGCACAAAACTGCATCGACCTAAAGACCGGTGCACGTGGTCTACACACTGAAATTGAAAGAATTTTGTTGCCGCATATGTTCCATATTAGGAAGTATAAGGATAACAACATTGACAAGGTAGTGATTGATGATGAACTAGTCAACAATCCTAAGGCACTTGTTTAACCAAAATACTAGATTTTTTTACGTAATTATAGTAGTATAAATAATGTTGTAGATGCTTTTATAGGTCTACAACATAGTCTTGCTTAATAAAGGAGATAACACATGACTAGAGAATTAACCCTTCGTACCCTTGACCTTCCGTCAATTCATAAGTTTGGTATTGGCTTTGACAATATCCTAGATGAATTGATGCGAGTCAACGCACAACAATCCAACACTAACTATCCCCCATACAATATCATAAAGCACAGTGAAGACACTTTTGCAATCGAGATTGCTGTGGCGGGGTTCCGTGAAGGAGACATTAATATCACTCTTGAAAAAAATGTTCTTACTATCAAAGGAGAGCAGACTCAAGACCTTGATGAACTAGAGAAGGATGTAGAATACCTGCATCGTGGAATTTCTTCTCGTAGCTTTAACCGCACGTTCACTCTTGCGGATCACGTTAAAGTCGTAGGTGCTAAAGCAGAAAACGGTATCCTCGTAATTGAACTTGAAAGACAAGTTCCTGAGGAACAAAAGCCCAAAACGATTGCAATTACCTACGAAAAGTAATATAAATAATTATGTGCTTGCGGGTAATTATGCCCGCAAGCATTCTTAAAGGAAACTTAAAATGGCAAATACCGAAATCCGAAGTAAGATTAAGCCCAATGCTGCCCTCAAAGAGCCGCCCCTGTTTAAGATTATCTACTTGAATGATGATCGTACATCGATGGAGTTTGTGGTTACTTCACTAATCGATTATTTCAATTACAACTCTGATACTGCTACGCAGATTACGATGGACATCCACGATAAGGGGAGTGCAGTAGTTGCCGTTCTTCCGTATGAGATTGCGGAGCAAAAGGGAATTGAAGTAACACTTGAAGCACGTGCCCAAGGTTTCCCGTTACAGGTTAAGGTAGAATCTGAAGTTTAAATATTAACTGTTAGTCGCTTTGCCCAATAGGGGCTTTTAGCTATAAACGGATTGTTTAAGTAATTTATATCATCTAAGATAGTATCAACGTTTTTAACATATGTACCAAATACCCAGTGCTTAACTTTACATTCTGTATCGCTAATTAACATAGCACTTAGGGGTATTTGGTCGTATGTTTCACTAGGCTCTTCGCCATAGAACAAATCTGTTCTAGGAACTGCACTAGTAACTACTATTATTTTCTTAACATCTAAATGACGCTGTAGTTTTTGAACAGTCATCTTAAGATAGGCTAAATCTTCTAATTTAGCAGCAGTTTTGATAATATCCTCCATAGGATTGTCACTGTTTTGGTTTGCCCAACCATTAACTCCCATGATTGCAATCCCATCGATGATTGCTACGTGTTGATGTAGCATACATATGTTCGGAATACTCTCACATAACATCATAAGTTCATTAGTTCTATTAGTTCTAATATTAGAACTGATGTTTCCTGCTAATATACAATATAAACTGGATGCTTTGTTTTCCCAATTGAAACTATCATTTGGGTTCAAATTTAGATCGCTGATTATATCAAAACCGATATCTTGTTGCATTGATTATTTTGCGATTTTGATGTTTGGCTTCTTGGTAGTTTTTGCGACATTCTTTACTGCTTTCTTAGCAGCAGCCTTTACCTTAGGTGCTTCTGCCTTAACAGTCTTGGTGACCTTCTTAGCAGCAGCCTTTACCTTAGGTGCTTCGGTCTTGATAACCTTTTCTACTTTAGCCACAGCAATCTTAGCCTTAGCTTCTACTGCGGCAACTTCTACTTCTACTGCTTCCACGGTTTGTGTAATACGCGGAACAAAAATTTGTTGGATTTTATCAACCCACTTTGAAAAAAACGACATAAAAATCTCCTATAGTTGAATTTCCTATAGTATTTATTGGATTATATGTGGGTATGAAATTTGTTAGAATTTAGTAACGTTTCCGTCTTTGTCTACCATGACAACGTTTTTAGTACCCTTCTTGCCGATACCACGTTGTAGAGTAACTCCTAGTGGACGTAATCCTGCGATACCTAAGCTACCACCATTACGTGTACTGTCGTTTCGAATCAGCCATACCATGACATGGCTCTCAGGGATATCGTCTACGCCAGCAATGACTGCGTGAGCGTCTACTGTTACGTTTTCACCTTCTTGTGTAAAGTGTTCAGGCTTGAATGTCTGAATAACAATTCCGCCTTCTGGATTGATATCACTTCCAAAGATTGCAGACAATGCTTCTTCTTCGGTAGGCTCCATGACGATTTCTTTACTAAGTTCGTATACGGGAACACTTGTTCCTCTTACGTTTCTAGTACCAATTTGGTTGAGTTTGATGATACCTTCTTCCACTAGATTCTTGATAACTTCTTTCGCTCTAGCACCAAACATGTTGTCAGCACTTTCCCAAACTTCGGCGTCAAGCTTCTTGATGCTGATGGGTAATGATTGACTATCGCTGTTGAGTACAACGTCCGCTTTTCTACGACCCGCGGTACTTCTACCCGCTACGTCTACATCGGTGCAATTTTCTATTGATAGTTGCTTACCTCTAGGGTCAACGAAGGTTACATTTGCGCTGCCGAACTTTTCGACCACACTCTGCAACAAGCTGGCAAGTTCTAATTCATTAGCAACACCAGCAGATTTATCGCCCTGCTTACCAGAGTCCTTAACTACGATTACGACTGGGCTATCGCTGAATACGATACCGCCTAAGCTGCTTAAGCCAGGATCCTTCACGAAAGTAGGACCATGCTCTGGCATCTGCTTTTCAAGATACCCTAAGATTTCGTCTAGCATCGATGCTCTGAATTCATTCTTCTTTGCACCGTTAGGAATCTGAACGATAACATTAATCTTGTTACCGTTAATCTTGAAGTCTTCGTAACCAGCAGAACGTAGAACAGTCTCTACGTCATTCTTAGTTAAAGGTTTGGCAGCGGTTTGGTCAACATTTTCAACCAAAGTACTTGCAAATTCATAATATCTCATGTATAGTGTACTATCATTAAATGAACGGCGTGTCAAGCTGTTTGTTAATGTATTTATGACAAGTTTTTGAAAAGGAAGAATATGACTTT